ATCGTCTAATTTGTGATTAGCCATGAGTTCTCCCTATAAATTTAGCTTAATTCCACTTGTTTCCAGCAGATACTTTAGTAGAAGGTTTTCTTTTTACAGAACCTCCTCCACTATATTTAACCATTCCTCCGCCCATCATTCCTTTTTTAGATAAACCTTTGTGTATTCCTCTTAAGTATTTACCTTCAGATGTATTACTAAAAAAAGCAGGATCATTAGCTATTTCTGATGCTGTTCTTCCTCTAGCATTTTTTACAGCTTTTTTGTAAGACATTTGAGTGCCCATTTTATTTCGATAATCAAACTTTTTTTCTTTTAATTTGGGTTTATCTCTTAAATCAGTACGCTCTTTATAAATCTCTTCGCCTCTTTTTTTGATAACATTTTCATAGGCATTTCTTCCTCTATGACCACCACCTTCTTGTCTAAACGCTTCTCTTGCTTTTTTTCTTGTGCCAGATTCGTTTCGAGCTTCATTTCTTCGAGATTTATTAGCTTCTTTAGCTTTTTTCTTTAATGTTCTTCTTCTTTTCCAACTGTCATATCTGTCTTTTAAACTACGACCTTTTGTCTTTTTTCTGCTTTCTTTTCTTTTTGTTGGTCCTGTAGCTTTTGTTCTTGGTTTTTCTGCGGGCATTATTTTCTCCTAACTATAATACTTTTTAAATTTAATAATAATTGTATATGTATCGCCAGATCCTGCACCAACAGTAGTAAATAATACATCTCCGTTAGCACCTGTTGCTTCACTATTTGTTAAAGCAGTAAAATTTTCAAAACATAATTCATCAGACCAATCTTCTTTTAATTCTATAGCTAAATCATTAGATGTAGCTTTCCATAAAATTTTAACGCCCATACCTATATTTGAGTACCATATCTTTTCAATACCTACTCTTGTACACGCTTGACCTAATTGATTGGGTAATAAAGTTAGTCCTGTACCACCGCTATTTAAATCGATTTTTACTGCATTAGTTTCTGCTGTATTGTCAGGATTAGTAAAAACACAGACAGCACTAGAAGCTCCATCTGATAACTTTCTTAATGTTGCCGCCATCTACTTCTCCTTTTTAACGGATCTTACAGCTTGAACAAAACCAACTCTAGCATATCTATCTTTTACTTTTTTAGGTTTTGACTTAGCTTTAGATTTAGCTTTAATTTCTTTTTCTTCTGCCATTTAGACCTCCTTAATTATTAAGAAAGGTTATTATTTTGAACATAAAGAACAGTTACTGTTCCAGCGCCTGTTCCATCGCCAGTAGCAGCTGTAAAGTCACCAAGAACTTCTAAATCTGTTGTGCCTACATCAGTAGCTTCAGTATCTAAAGTTCCGTGTGTTGTTCCTACAGCTTTTACATTAACACCTGCTAAAAAGGCATCTGCATCTGCTGAAGTACCAACTGAAAGTGTTGCGGCTCCTGAATCTGTATTTGCAGTTGTTACATTTAAAATAACATCTACAATTTGTGAATTAGCAGGAACGACTGCAATTCTTTGGTTTAAATCACTAGCACCTGTAATATCTACTACAATTGATTGTGCCATTACAACAGAACCAACATTAGTAACATTAGTTCCTATTGTTGTGCCTGTTGTATCGTTAATAGTGCCCGCTTTAATTGGACCTGAAAATGTTGTTTTACCCATGTTAATCTCCTTGTCGTTGGGTTGTCTAACCGAAGTTAGTCAAGTGATTCGTTTTTATTACATTTAAGATACACGAAAAAAAAGGAGGATGCAAGACATCCTCCTTTAAATGTTTTATACGCTTAAAACCTATGAAGATCCAGGACTTCCGTATATTCCTAGAGGGTCTGATACGCCAAAGCTGTATCTTTCTCTAGCACGATATCTCACATTACCTGTGTCGAAATCGCCATCCATACCTGTTTCTAATGGTGTTCTAACGAAATGCTTCATACCATTAGGTATATCAGTTAGTAAGAACCAAGCGTTAGTGTCAGTTAAATAGTGATTAACTGAGTAACCCTGTGGAACTACTCCTAATGATTTAATAGCATTAATATCGTTATCAGCAGTATTTGGTCTTAAATCGGTTGCTAGTATCCTTTGAGCAACGAACATTAGATTAGATGGTACAATAAGTTTTCTTGCACGACCTGCAACTAATAATCCTCTCTCATCAGTATAACCAGAAATATCGATTATTGCAGCTTCTAATGATGTTTCATTAAGATCTGCAGCTGTTACAGGGCGGTTACTGTTTGTTCCGCCATTAACTAGCGGGTGACCATCACCTCCTGCAACACCATCACCAACGGCAGTAAATAAATTTACGCCATCTCCTGATTGATATGCGTTAGTAAATCCATTGTTTAGAGGATAAGCAGCTTTTACTTGTTTAGTATAAGCCATTGCTCTAGCTAGTGCTTTCGTGTATCTGCTTGATAGACTATCGTATAGATTGTCTTCCATAGCTTCTTCAGTAATTGCGAAGCCGAGAGCAATTGTTTCGTGGTTATATCTAGCTGTAAAAGATTCTTGAGCAGAATCATAAGTCATTGCTGCTCCTTCATTTTTTACTGGTGCTTGACCAAAACCAGAAAGTTTTACTTCCTCTTCAAATGAACGATCAGAATTTTCAGTTTCATAGATTTCTGCGTGTTCTGAATCGTATCCTTCATACTCTAAACCAAACAAAGCGTTTAAGCCTGGTAAGAGTTCTTTAAGCATCTGGGCTCTTGAAATTGCCATATCTTATTCCTCCTATGTACCAGTTGCGTTGTCGTATAAGTGCATTCCAGCGTTGAATTTCACAATAAGATCAGTATATGCATCTCCTGCTGTGCTTTCTCCGCTTTCAACGAATCCAAGTATACGAAGTGGTAGAGTGTTAGTGGTAGCGACTGTACTAGCGTCTAGTGCATTTTTACTTCTACCGATGTCTGCACTTCCTGCTGTTTGTACAACGCCTGCGTTTTTACCAAATGCGTCTTTCGTTACAGCACCATCTGCTTGTATTCTGAACTCGACATTAGGATCGTCTAAGACAATCGCTTCGATATCAGAAGCAGCAATTGGTTGGTTGTAAGATTGAGCAAAGGTAAGTTGATTGGTGTTAGGGTCAGTATATCTAACTCCTAAAAAGATACCAATAGGTGTTAATGTTGCAGTTCCAACATCTTTAGCGATAGTTGTAGTTGCTCCATTATCTACTAGCTTAACAAAATCACCATAGAAAATGCTTGTAGCATATCCTGATGCAATCGGGATATGTCTTGTTTTTCCACTAAATGATCCACTAGCTGAAGTAGTTCCTACTGGTTCTGCACCCATAGGTGTAGCTGTTGTAGCCATAACTTACTCCTTAAGTTAATTAATGTTTACCAAAAGTAACCCTTGATTGCCTTTGCGGTTCAAGCATAGGCATTCTAGGATCGTTTTCCTTTAAATAATTGTTATCTATGGATTCTACCTGTTGTTGAGCTAAAGTATTGTAATATTCTCTTCTGGCTTCCACCATTTCAACAGGAGCTTTACATAGTAGTAGACCACCAATTTCAACACATCCATCATCTGCCCATCTTGAGTTTTGATCAACTAAGATTTTCAGTTCAGGATGATCTTCAGATTTGCAAGCTTCCCATCCTTCCCTAAATCTATAAGATACATTAGGGTTGTCTGATTGTCCTACAAGTGAAGTTCTGATCCATCTAAATACATAACCATCTTGTGGTTTAGGATCAGGTAATACTGAGGGTGGTTGCCACGCTTTTGTTCGTTGCGTGTTATCACGATTGGTTTCTTCACGAGCTTCTCGTGGAGTGCGACTTACGCCTTCTTTATTAGCGGCTTCAAGCACTTCTGCTTCTATTTGATCTTGCTGTTTATTATTAGTTCCAATAGCTTGATCTATTTTAGGTGTTTCTTCGATTTTTTTAGTCATCTTTTATCCTTTATTAGTTCTGCCGCATATTGTTCAGGCGTAATACCAAGTTTCCTTGCGAGAGAAACTTGAGTAGCAGTTAGTTTGACCTTTTTAGGTCTTGCTCCATTATTTCTAGTCGCAGGAGCTACTACATCTTCTGTAGATATTGGCGACTTGCGATCCTCGACAGGCTCTGCTACATCCTGTTCTTGAGTTTCGATACCAAACGCATCAGGAAAAACTTCCTTCATGCGTTTATCGATCCGATTATAATAGTCATCTGATCTCGGATCAATGTTTTCTTTTACTAATTTTGCGTGAACACCATATGCGAAATTTGTCATTTCTTCATCTGATCCAAACCAAGAATTATTTTCTTGCCATTTTAAAGCCTTTTCATCGGGTTGTGGAACAGGTGGTTGTTGAGGCAAGCTTTGTTGTTCAGCAATTTCTTGTTGATAAACTTCGTTTGCTACTTGTTGTGGTAAAGATTCTGCTTGTGACGAAGCAAAAGTCGCTTCCGTGAGGATCTGTTGAGCTTCTGCAATTTTCTCAGCGTCACCAGCTTCATAGGCTTCCTTATATTTTTTTTGTGCCGCTTGTTTTGCAAATTCAGCTTTTTCTTTTGCTTGTTTAATAAGTTCTTCTTGACCACTACCCACAAGTCGAGATAAGCGTTGATTTTCAGCAACCGCTCTTTTAGCATGATTAACAGCTTCATCTCTGAGGCGTAATGCTTTTTCTTTTTCTCTTCTTTCTTCGTGGTAGTCATATTTTAATTTTTTTATTCTTTTGTTTGCGTTTCCTGATAATTCATCAATTTCTTCTTCATTATCAGTATTTTGACGAGGTGGTTTTTGATCTTCTATAGGTCGATCATCAACTACTTCTATTTCAATATTTGAGTCAGTTTTTGTGCCTACTGTAGATTTGACTCCTAAAAATTTATCTTCAGTTGTTTGAGTTTCAGGAGGCGTTTGTGCTTCTTGATTCTCTTCGGCTAATTGTGTTTCGGTCATACTCTTTCTATACCTCTTGGATCTTGGACAACAGCTTCTACATTGTCGTCATTAATAATTCTAAATTCTTTTCCGTGTATTTTAAGGCGTGTGCCCGTAAAAGCACGAAAAACAATCCAATCTCCTTCTTTACACCATGCTCCTGATGGGAATTTCTTCTTGTCATCATAGCAATCTTCACCCATTTTTAACACAAAACCTACTACTGTGGCAATCTCTTCCGTATGTAGTTCAGTTTCTGTCTTATAAATGCCACCTTTTGTTTTATCTTCAGGTTCTGGCAAAGCAATTAAAATCCTATAACCTTGCGGTTCAGGAAGTTGAGTAGCAATTTCTTGCTCCTCTTGTTCTTGTTTTTCTTTTCTTTTATCTGTTACTTTAGATAAAGTTGATTTAGTTGGCGTTTCTGATGGTACTCCCATTTATTCCTCCATATAACGATCTTCCATTTCACTAATCTCTCGATCAGCAATAGATAATCCTTCAATAATGCCTGTTGTTTTTTTATATTCAGAAAAGTCTTTAGAACCACCTCTTGAAAGATGCTCTTCATGTTCTTTTCTAATATCAAGTAATTTTTGCCTTATAAGGCTAAATGCTGTTTCTGCCATTGCTCCCTCAGAATATAATTATTCAGTAGTATTGTCAGTTGAAATTTCGATTGTTATTTCTGTGTCTTGAGGAATATCTGCATTAAGCATAATCCTGGATGATCCACAAGCCATTAAAAGTAATGGTAATATTAATATCGTTAAATTTTTCATTTCTATCCCTTTTAAAAAGTTTTTTTATAATTTACTGTCAGTTTTCTGATTATGCAACTCTTTTTGTATTTCTATTGCAAGTTTTACACCTTCAACAAAATCTCTTGAATCAGCATCACCATCTTTTATGGCTGCTTCTAATAATGCTTCACCAACTCTAACACCTAATTCAGCACCTTCAATTTTTTCATTTGATTGTATCTGTACCATTTGTTTTAAAATATCCGCTTTAATTTTATCTTGATTCATTTGAGCTTTAGCTTTATCTGCTTCAGCTTTTCTCATTAACTCACCTTCTTGTATATCAAGCTCTCTATTTCTTTGTTGAACAATAGGATCTTGCATTTGTTCTTGTATTTGTTTTTGCTGTATTTCTGCTTGTTTACGCAAGGATAATTTTTCTGCGGCTTGTGCAACCAAGTCTGACAATCTTTTTTCAATATCAGGCGGTAATGGTTCGCCCAATGGTGGTAAAGGAGTGCCCATTTCTGCTTCAATATCATCTCTATATTGAAATGCTAAATGCTCTCTTATATGAGCTTCTGATGCCATATATATTTTTTCTGCTGATGGGCTTTTTTCAACCATTTCAGCAAGTTCAGGATCTTGCATTCCCGCCATATGAACAGCAATATGAGCTTCGTGATCTTGGTATTCAAATGCCTTAACTGGTTGATTATTAACGAGATTCATGTTTTCCATTACAGGATCAGCAGGCTTGATATCGTCTTTATGAGGTATAACTTTATCTACATTTTCAATACCTAAAACTTCAAGCATTTGCCTATGTAATTCAGGCATATCATACATCTCAGGAGCTTGTGTAGCTAGTTGTAATGCCGCTTGATACTGCATAATCCTTTGCGACATAGTAGCCGCATTTGGATTGCTTACAGGTATTACATCAACTCTTTTATCAAAGTCTTCACGCTTAACAAATTTATCTGGATCTTCTGCATATGGATATTCAGGAGATGTAAATTTTCTAATTATTTCAGTAAGTATATTAAACTCTTTATGCATTGACGCATGAAGTCGTGATTGTATAGCACTCATAACCTTCATCTGTCTTTCCATTAAGGCAAGTGTAGTTCCAACAGGAGCTTCGTTATTCATGTCTGCAATTTTTAAATCGCCTAAACTTGCAAATCTTCTTCCTTCATCAACTATTGTTGTTAACAATGAGTAAAGAACTTGACTTGGTTCTTTATAGGGTAAGAAAGAAATATTTTCTGCAATTGTTCCGCCTGGCACATCTACATCCCTAAATTCACCTGGCATTATTGGAGTATCATCACCTTTGATTCGCAATCCTCTTGTTTTTAACCCACCTGGCAAATTAGATAATGTTCCTGCATCTATTAACTGCCTTAACAAAGATGTTGCAGATTTACTTAATCCACCAATCATATGTATTAAACCAAATCCATAAAAACCAATACCAGGTAAATATTGATAATGAACAAAATGCTGTCTTCTTTTTTTCAAAGGATCATTTTCTTCATAGTTTCTGCGTATTGATAATATTTTTGTGCTTGATTTATCAAAAGTTACTATATAAGGCAGGGCTATTCCTGTGGGCTCACCATCTTTTTTATCTTCAAAACCTTCAAGATCAAGATCAACTTGCATTTCAAGAATTGTATATCTTCCGTCATTATCATAAGTTGTTGCACTTTCACCTGTTAATTTGTTGTATTTATCTGTTATTTCATCGATATCAGGGCTTGGATCAGGTAAATCACATTCTTTAAAAAATCCTGAATACATTAATTTCTTAATTTCATTTTCAGTTTTTTTCATTACATGAGTAGCTCTTTCGCAAGTAAGAAGGTCACTTGCTCCGTAACTTACAACAAAATCTTCTGCTGGTACGAATATGGAGCAAGGTCTTCCCATGTTTGAGTCATAATAAACTTTACGAAAAGCCGATCCTGCGAGTGGGAGGGAAAAGAGCAACTTTTCTGTTTCGGTTCTATACTCAACCATTTTTTCCGTTAATAGATAATTCATGTATTCTTGAATACGATGTGATTGTTTTTCTTTTTCTTCATCAATAACACCGACAATTTTTGTTTTTACTGGTCCTTCAGCAGGAAATATTTCTGAAATTGCCTGTGATTGGAATTTTATAACAGCTTCAGATAATAGCGGATGAAAAACACCACACGCTCCAGGCCAGGGTTCTGTTCTGTCATCAACAGTTAAACCTAGTTGATCTAGTCCTTTTACATAAGTTTCTTCCCAATCTGCTCGTGATTCTTTATCAGATAAAAATTGTTCATATAATTCCTTACCTAAAAGATCTAAAACATCATAATCTAATATTTCTGCTAAATTTTCACCAAAACCTGATTCTAAGCCTGAAGGCGAATCTCCTAAATCTATTACTAAACCTTCTTCTTCATTAGGTGTTTCTTCTATTTCTATTTCAATAGATGTTGCACCATTTAATACTTCTGCATCAGGATCAATTGGTGTTGCTGTTTTTTCAATTGCCATTAATAATACTCCGCTCTTTTTCTTTCATCATATGGCTCATCAATCTCATCACTAAACAGACTAATAAACCCTCCCTGTCTAAATCTCGATAATGCTTGTGTACTACTGTCCACAAGGTCATCATGTTCTGCATTTGGAAAAGCCGCAAATTCTTCAACGACTTCTTCTGCCCATCTTGTTTCAGGACACCATACTACACCAGAAGCAAACAAGTCTGCAACTGCATTTACACGAGCTATCTTATCATTTCCTCTGCTTGGTGTATACTCTGAAACTGGAATACCCATAGAACGCAATTCAAATATCAACGGCATACCCGCCGCTTTACCTTCTACAACAAAAGCATCAGGTTGATAAGTCTTGTACATTTCTAAAGCTTTTGTCTTTAATTCAGGAAATTCTAACCTTTCTTTATAAGCATCTAATAATATTAATTGTGGTGCTAATGCTCCATCAAATTCATCTTCTGCATAAAAAACACCCCATGTAGTGCAAGCAGAAAAGTCTGCTCTTTCTGTTTTTAAGAAAGCTGTATCCCAAGATTGAATAATAAATTCACAATTAGGAGGTGATTCGTGTTCCCATATTCTCCACCATTCTCTTTTAATTAAAGCACCTTCTTCTGAAGTAGGATCTTGTTGATATTGAGCAGACCATTTAGAAACAGGAAGTTCAGCTTTTAAAGCATCAAGTTCTTTTTGTGACCAAAATTCGGGCCAGAGAGGATTTCCTGAAGGCATTATTGCAGGTAATTCAATAACTTTCCATTCATCTGCTCCACCTCTTTTAATACTTGCATCAATAATTTGACCTGTTAAATCTCTTTGATGCCATCGTGTCATAACAATAACAATAGCTCCGCCTGGTTGAAGTCTTTGTCTTGGTCCTGATGTATACCATTCATAAGTTTTATTAAAGACATTAACATCTGCTGAAGAACCTTCTTGTTCAGAATGAGGATCATCAATAATTAAAAGATCAGCACCTTTACCTGTAACAGCACCACCAACACCAATAGCAAAATATTCTCCTTTATGATTCGTATTCCATCTTCCCGCAGCTTTACTATCGGATTGAAGTTTAACATCTTTAAAAACATCTTGATAATCTTTATCACCAACTAAGTTTCTAACCTTACGACCAAAACCTACAGCAAGTTCTGCTGTATGGGCGGTTTGAATAACTTTTTTTTCAGGATATTTACCTAAAAACCATGCAGGTAAAAGATAACTAGCAAATTCAGATTTAGTGTGTCTTGGAGGCATATTGATAATTAATCTTTTTAATTTACCATCAACAACATCTTTAAACGCATCTGCCATTATTTTATGATGTGTTCCATTAATAAATGCGGGCCACATTTCTTTTACAAAAGGTAAAAATTTATCGTGACAATTAGATTTTGTTTGAGCTGTTTCATATTCTTCTAAAAGATCTAATAATTCTTTTTTTTGTGTAGGGGTATAATTAGGTAAATCCTGAATAATTTTATTAGTATCTATATTAAAAGACATTACGCTTTCCTTTTTCTAGCGTTTTTATCTCTAGCAAAAGATCTATTATTGCTTTTTTTAACTACAGCTAGGTTCTTTTTTGAGTTGTTTTTAGGATTGCCGTCTTTGTGATGAACATCTTTTCCATCACCTTTGTGCACTATACCTGCTTTTATTTTTTCATTCCTAGCTGCGTTTCTTTTTGCTCTATTTTCTTTTTGTTTTTTAGAGCTATGATAATTTTCATATTCTTTTTTATAATTTCTTTTAGTTACCATTATATATGCTTCATAACATTAATCATTGCTTCTGTTTTCTCAAGAAGATTTTCTGATTGTTTTTCTATTTTTACAGCATTATTCAGTAAAGCGATAGATTTTTTTTGAAAATACGATTGGAAACAGGATTCCAAAATATTACCATGTTGCTCTTCGTTTAAAAATTTTTTATAAAATTGACCATCTATTGAAACAAGGACATAAACCTTCCCCTCTGTAAAATCCGCATTAAATGTCATAGTAATTTCTTTAGGTTCTTTTAACATCAATTTCCCTTTCCATAAAACTATATTTAGGAAGAGATACTTTGGTTTTTCTGTTCTTATTGTATGCTTTTAGCTCGTGTTTCCAACGAGGCACATTGTATTTTGGCATTTTAACCATAAATTCTCCCTTTGGTTAATAATATTCATAGCATTGTTTGGGAAAATTTGGAAGCCCTAAAACAAGGGAGGGTGCTTTAGGACTTCCTCGCATCGAATCATTAGTCTTAAAGGCATCCCCTAGCTACGATCTTCAGCGAAACTCGTTATTGACCAAAAAATCAAACAAGAGTATATTCTATTATAGATAGTATCTAGTTAGATTCTATCTATATACTTTCTATAATAGATTCTATCTATTAGATTCTATCTATTTTAGATTATACTTTAGGGAGTTGCAAAAAGGAAAGTAAAATATTGCAAGCTCCTGTTAAAAAAACATTTTAAGGAGCAAAAAATGGCAGAAAAAAGAAAAAGAGCACGGAATAAAAAAGGACATTACATCAAGGATGATCCTTCTACTCCAGATATCAATGAAGCATACGAACAACCTAAGAAAAAAGCTAAAAAAACTAAAAAAGTAGTAAAAAAAGCTAAAAAAATTAACAAAACGCCTAAGGTGGTACAGCAAAAACCTCCATATGGGGTGGCTGGGGTAGTTTTAGCGTTACTTCTGATAGCTTTATACTTCTTATCTAACTAGAATGACCATTAATTTATTCGATATACTAGGTATTGCTGTGTTAATTGCAGTATACATAGTATATTGTTTAAAAAAAGATCGTTAATTATTTTGATATAATTGTTTGAGCAAAATGGTGTGTGTGTGTTAGTAGATTCAAGATCTAATAAGGGGGGGTGCTATCCGAAAAATCTGGATCCTAGATAACCTTAATTAAATTCTAGTGTGATAATCGATCATCGATAACTGTTATGTACTATGAGTTATCTGTGTTAGTGCCAAATGCTTTCAGTTTACTTACGATCTCTTGCTCTATCTCGGTGCGATCTCTTTGCTCATCTATCTCAATCCGCTCAGTCCATATTCCGAGTCGCTTGCCTAGCATCTCTAAACCTTTGAGTGATGCTGTTGGGTTTTTATCTTTTGTATCGCTAACTATATCCCATATCTCAGAGATAATTCTGTCTTCCTCTCTCAAGGAAGATTTAAGATTAATTAATTCCTTTTGTTCTTTCTTCCTCTTCAATCCCTGATTCACAATCATGGTTATGTCAGGGTTATTCATTAGCCGAGATGACTCATTCCTAATTGTTGTATCCTTTGAATTAGAGCAATCATAATTTGCCTTGTAAGCATCTACCTGTGTCATGCCATCTATAATGCTATTAGCGAACCCTAACTGTTTAGCTGTAAGCTTTCTCTTTCTCTTACTACCGCTCTTACTCTTACCGCCATCAATAACTGTTGGTGTAAATTTCTTATCATCATCATCCATCAATCTATCCTCTAAATGAATGCATCTAAAATAGCATCAGCATCACACAGTCTACAAGAGTGCATAACGAGTATACGATG